ATGTCGCGGCTGCCTGGGAGAGTGCCATCAGTAAGGAAGCCGGATCTGCCGCTGCGATCAAGACCTTCAAGAACACCGAACTCGGGGAAACCTGGGTCGAGGAAGGCGAAGCGCCCGACTGGCAGCGCTTGCTGGAACGACGCGAGGACTATCGGATCGGGACCATCCCGGTTGGTGGCCTGTTGCTTACCGCCGGTGCCGACGTGCAGAAGGATCGCATCGAGGTCTCGGTGTGGGCCTTCGGGCGTGGCAAGGAATCCTGGTTGGTCGAGCATCGCGTGCTGATGGGCGATACCGCTCGCGACGAGGTGTGGAAAGCACTGGCCAGCGTACTGCGGGAAACCTGGACACATGAAACCGGCTGCCAGCTTGGACTGGGACGTTTGGCACTGGATACCGGCTTCGCGACGCAGGAAGCCTATGCGTTTGTCCGGGGTGTGCGCGACCCGCGTCTGATGGCCGTCAAAGGGGTGGCCCGAGGAGCGGCACTGGTGGGTACGCCTACAGCGGTAGATGCCACGACCGGTGGCAAGAAGCTGCGCCGAGGCATCAAGGTGTTCTCGGTGGCTGGTGGCATCGCCAAGCTGGAGTTCTATAACAACCTCAGGAAATCACCTGAGGTTACTGAGGATGGCCTGACGATCCGCTATCCGGCTGGCTTTGTTCATCTTCCCAAGGTGGATGCCGAGTTTCTGCAGCAACTGTGCGCCGAGCAACTGATTACCCGGCGCGACCGGAACGGCTTCGCCATCCGGGAGTGGCAAAAGATGCGCGAACGCAACGAGGCGCTGGACTGTTATGTCTATGCCCGGGCCGCTGCCGCAGCCTCCGGCCTCGATCGCTTCGAGGATCGGCACTGGCGCGAACTTGAACGACAACTCGGACTGTCTCCACCGGAGGCAGTCACCGAACAACCCGCCGAGGCCACCGATTCAGGTGGCCTTGTTGTTTCTGGAGCCAATCAACGACCGGCACGCCGCCTGATCCGCAGCCGTTGGCTTAACTGAGGATGACGCATGAGCCTGCAGTCGCAACTGAACAGCTTCGTGACGCGGGTTGCCGAGATGTTTCAGCAGGTCGAATCCCGTACCGGCCCTTTGCACCAACTCAATACCTCGGCCAAGTCTGACCTGGTTACCGCGATCAACGAACTGGCTGCTCGCGAGATCGGCAATGGGGGCAGCGGTATTGCCTTCACGCACAGCCAGGTGTCGGCAGCGACGCTCTGGACCATCAACCACAACCTGGGTTTCCGGCCCGCCGTCGCGATTCTCGATAGTGGTGGTAACGAAATCGAGGCCGATGTCGTGCACACCGGCCCCAACCAACTGGTCATTCACTTCGCCATTCCGATTGCAGGAGTGGCGAGGCTTACGTAGTCACTACACAGGAGAAATTCATGTCCCGCAAGCAACTCTCTGATCTCGATTTTGGCGGCGTTGCCCGCATCCGCAATCTGCCGGCCCCGGTGAATCCGGATGAACCGGTTCGCCAGCAGGATCTCAACTCGGCCGTCGAAGGTCTGGCGTGGAAAGATTCCTGTCGCGTTGCCAGCCAGGCCAACGTCAATCTGTCCTCGCCCGGCGCTTCCATTGATGGCATCACGCTGACTGTTGGCGATCGCGTGCTGGTCAAGGCACAGACGGTCGGTTCGGAGAATGGCATCTACATCTGGAACGGCGCAGCCGTTGCCATGACCCGCAGTCTCGATGCCTCGACCAGCGGCGAACTCGAACAGGCGGTCGCCACCGTCGAGGAAGGCACCTCGGCAGGTACCAGTTGGCGGCAGTCGGTGGTCAATTTCATCCTCGATTCCGATAATGTGACCTGGCTGCAATTCGGTGCGGCCATCGGTGCCGCTTCGGAAACCAGTTCCGGCATTGCCGAGATCGCCACCCAATCCGAAACCGATGCCGGTACCGATGACCAGCGCATCGTCACGCCGCTCAAACTCAATGCTTGGGCCAACAAGACGCGCCGGGCGCAGGCCACGATCGGTGATGGCAGCAGCACTCAGTTCGACGTCAATCACAACTTCGCCACCCGCGATGTCGTGGTCCAGGTCTATCAAGCCTCCGGCAACTACGAGCAGGTGACCTGCGATGTGAGCCTGCCGACGACCAATACAGCCCGGCTGAACTTCGCCGCAGCACCGGCCAGTAATGCCTACCGCGTCGTGGTGATGGGCTAAGCGATGAAAGACCTAGCCTACCGGACAGTCCCGGTAGTTTCCTCCTTGCCCGCACCCTCGTCGTCCCTGGCAGGCGTGATTGCACGCCTTGCCTCGGACAACAAGCCGTACTGGTGTGATGGTGTCGCCTGGTCCGATCTGACGGCCGGTGGCGACGATGCTCGCCTGGCAGTGGTTCGCCTGGGGGCGGACGTCAGCAACAGCACGACGACCCTGGCGAACGTGACTGGCCTGGCCATTGCCCTGGCAGCCAACAGCACCTATGCCATCGATGCGCGGGTGATGTTCCAGACGGCAGCGACCAATACCGGACTCCGCCTCACGCAGACAGTACCGAGTGGCGCAACCCATGTCGCGCAATGGAACACACCGACCTCACTGACCGCGAGAACGCTGGCCAACCAGCGTGCCGCCGATACGGGGGCGGCAACTACCGGTGTGGATGCAGCCAATGCCAACACCCTCGCGACTGGCTCGTTCCTGGTCATCACCGGGGCCACGGCCGGCAATCTTCAAATCCGCTTTGCCTCGGAAGTGGGTGGCTCCAACGCCGTCATCAAGGCAGGCAGCAATCTGGTGGCGATCAAGGTCGCCTGACACCTATGGCCTACACAGAAGATCAACTGACCGCCCTGGAAGCCGCCCTCGCCAAAGGTGAGAAGCGCGTCACCTTTGGCGACAAGACCGTTGAATACCGCTCGGTCGAGGAACTGAAGGAGGCCATTCGCGCCGTCGAGCGGGGCTTGTCCGAACAAGCCGCCAACACGGGCTTGATTCCTCCGGCACCCCGGCAGATCCGCGCCATTACCGGCAAAGGATTCTGATGGCATGGCTCAACAACATCCGTCGCCGACTATTCGGCGGCACGCCCGTCTATGACGGTGCTGGGCATGGTCGACGCACGCTGGCCTGGGCGGTATCGAATCCTGGAGCGGTCGCGGCACTGGCCTACTCGCAGGAGAGCCTGCGTGCCAAGAGCCGTGATCTAGTCCGTCGCAATGCCTGGGCGGCGGCTGGCGTCGATGCCTTCGTCGCCAATGCGATCGGCACCGGCATCAAGCCACAGAGCATGATGGCGGATGCTGTGCAACGCGAAGCTATCCAGCGCCTGTGGTGGGACTGGTGCGAGTTTGCCGATGCGAACGGACTGACCGACTTCTATGGACTGCAGGCACTGGCCTGCCGCGCCATGCTCGAAGGTGGCGAAGCGCTGGTGCGCCTGCGCTGGCGGCGTCCCGAGGATGGCTTGCCGGTAGCGCTGCAGATTCAGGTGCTCGAAGCCGAGCATCTGCCCCTATCGATGAACCGGGAACTGACCAACGGCAACGTGATCCGTGCCGGCATCGAATTTGACCGGCTCGGTCGCCGCGTGGCCTATCACTTGTACCGCTCCCACCCAAACGATGGTGCGCTCGCACCGATGTCCGGGGCCGGCGGCAACGACACCGTGCGTGTGCCTGCTGATGAGTTGATCCACCTGTTCCGACCGCTGCGTCCCGGCCAGATTCGAGGGGAACCTTGGCTCGCACGTGCCCTGATCAAGCTCAACGAACTCGACCAGTACGACGATGCCGAACTGGTGCGCAAGAAAACTGCCGCCATGTTCGCCGGCTTCATCACCCGCATGAGCCCCGAAGACAACCTGCTCGGCGAAGGCTCGGCCGATGCGAACGGTGTCGCTCTCGCTGGTTTGGAGCCCGGCACACTACAGATTCTCGAGCCGGGCGAGGACATCAAGTTCTCGGCCCCGGCTGATGTCGGCAGTTCCTACGCCGAATTCATGCGCCAGCAGTTCCGCGCCGTGGCTGCCGCGATGGGCATTACCTATGAAATGCTCACCGGGGATCTCACCCAGGTGAACTACTCCTCGATACGCGCCGGCATGCTGGAATTTCGCCGTCGCTGCGAAGCGCTCCAGCATGGCGTGATCGTCCATCAACTGTGCCGACCAATCTGGCGGGCCTGGATGGATCAGGCCGCACTCGAAGGTTCATTACCGCTGCCAGGCTACAGCCGACGCCAGCGTGAGTACCAGGCGGCCAAGTGGATTCCCCAGGGCTGGCAGTGGGTCGATCCGCAGAAGGAATTCAATGCCATGAAGCTGGCTATCCGGGCGGGTCTGATGAGCCGGTCGGAAGCTATTTCAGCCTATGGCTACGACGCCGAGGATGTCGATCGCGAAATCGCGACGGACAACCAGCGGGCCGATGCACTGGGGCTGGTGTTCGATTCCGATCCACGGCACGACAAGGTGCCCAGTGTGCCGGTTGCCGAAACACCGGCTCGGCCAGATCCGGCAATTCCGGCAGAACCCGCCGACCAACCAACGGAGTAACTCATGCTGCCTCATCTTGCTTCCCGCCTGTTCGGGACGCCTTTGCTCGTCCATCGGGCCAAACTCGACGTGATCCTGGCGGTACTTGGCGACCGACTGAATATTCAGCCGCCTGCTACCGACATGGCGCTGCCGGGACCACGCAACATGCCTTCGGGAACGCCCGGCATCGCGGTCATTCCCGTGCATGGCACCTTGGTAAAACGGACTGCCGGGCTTGATGCAGCCTCCGGATTAACGAGTTACACAGAACTCGCCGCCATGCTGGATTCGGCACTGGCGGATCCCCAGGTCGCCGGAATCCTTCTCGATATCGACTCCCCGGGTGGTGAAGCCTCGGGCAGTTTTGAACTGGCGCGGCGAGTCCGTGAGGCATCTGCCGTCAAACCCGTGTGGGCCGTGGCCAATGATGCGGCTTACTCGGCGGCCTATGCCATCGGTTCAGCGGCAAACCGTCTCATCGTGTCCGAGACAGGTGGGGTCGGTTCCATCGGCGTGATTGCGCTGCACATCGATCAGTCGGTCAAGGATGCCAACGACGGCTACCGCTATACGGCGGTGACCGCCGGCACACACAAGAACGATTTCTCGCCGCACCAGCCCCTGACCGATGAAGCAAAGGCCGAACTGCAGGCCGAGGTCGATCGGCTCTACGGACTGTTTGTCGACCACGTGGCCGCGATGCGCACCTTGGCCACCGATGACGTGCGCTCCACCGAAGCCGGTCTGTATTTCGGTGCCAATGCCATCACCGCCGGACTGGCAGATGCGGTCGGCACCTTCGAGTCGGCCCTGACCGATTTCTCACTGTTTCTCAGCTCCCGAAGCCGCAAGTCGCCTCAGGCTCGGGCAGGCACTCGAACCGAGGCGGCGACTCCAACACAGGAGCAAAAAATGGATTCAAACGAAGTTGAAGTTGTTCCAGAAATGATCGGTGTCGACGCCGCTGCAGTGCTGGTGGCTGAAGCAAAACGCGAAGTAACGCAGTCGGCACAAGCGATCGCCGAGTTGTGCCTCATCGCCGGCACGCCGGACAAAGCGGCCGAGTTCATTGCGGCCGGCAAAACCGAAGCCGAAGTGCGCCGGGTGCTGATCGAGGCCAAGGCGGCCCGCTCGGACGCTACACCGATTCAATCAACCATCCCTGCTGATGCCGGCACGCAGGAGGTCTCCCGTCCGGAAACCTCGCCGATCGTCAGCGCCGTCAAGAAACTCATCTCCAAGGAGTAAGCCATGTCCGTCATGACCCAAAGCAAGAACCTCGGTGACGTCCTGAAGTACGAGGCGCCCAATCTGTATTCCCGCGAAGCGGCTGTCGTCGCTGCCGGCCAGAACCTAGCCATTGGCACCGTACTCGGTCGCAAAACCGCTGACGGCAAGTTGCACGCCCTGGCACCGGCTGCCAGTGACGGTACCGAATCCGCCATCGGCGTGCTGGCCACCGACACCGACGCCACGCTGATTGATCGTGAGGACGCCCTCTTGATTGCCCGTCACGCCATCGTCGCCCGTAACGGACTGATCTGGCCTGCAGGCATTACGGCACCGCAAAAAGCAACCGCCACGGCGCAACTCACTGCCCTCGGCATCCTGGTTCGCGATTCGGCCTAACCCCACCTTTCTGGAGATACAAACATGCAGAATCCTTTCGACAATCCCGGCTTCGCGATGGCCAGCCTCACGGCAGCGATCAACATCCTGCCCAACCGCTACGGCCGCCTCGAGCAACTCAATCTCTTCCCGGCCAAGCCGGTCCGTACCCGCCAGATCATCGTCGAGGAGTACGCCGGCAAGCTGAACCTGCTGCCGACTCGTCCGGTCGGTTCGCCGGGGACGGTCGGTGAGCGTGGTACCCGCAAGCTGCGCTCCTTCGTCATCCCCCACATCCCGCACGACGATGTGGTGCTGCCCGAAGAAGTCCAGGGCATCCGTGCCTTCGGATCTGAAACCGAAATGGACGCCATCTCAGGTGTGATGGCACGGCATCTTGAGACCATGCGTAACAAGCATGCGATCACCCTGGAGCATCTGCGCATGGGCGCCCTCAAGGGCCAGATCCTCGATGCGGACGGCAGCACCATCTACGACCTGTTCGGCGAGTTCGGCTTGTCGCAGGAAACGGTTGGCTTCGATCTGGCCAATGCCAACAGCGACATCAAGGGGCATTGCTACGACTTGCTGACGGCAATCGAGGACAAGTTGCAGGGCGAGTTCATGACGGGCGTCCATGTGCTGTGTTCGCCGGAATTCTTCCGTGCGCTCACCACGCACAAGGAGGTCAAGACCGCCTACACCAACTGGCAGCAGGGCATCATGCTCATCAACGACGTGCGCTCCGGTTTCACCTATACCGGGGTCACGTTCGAGGAGTATCGCGGTCAGGCATCAGACGGCAATGGTACCGTGCGCAAGTTCATCGCACCCGGTGAAGCCCATGCCTTCCCGCTCGGCACGGTGGACACCTTCGGTACCTATTTCGCGCCGGCCGACTTCAACGAGACGGTCAATACGCTGGGCCAGTCGCTCTACGCCAAGCAGGAGCCACGCAAGTTCGAGCGCGGTACCGATCTGCACACGCAGTCGAATCCGTTGCCGATGTGCCATCGCCCCGGTGTGCTGGTGAAACTCACAGCGACTTGAAGTTGAGTTTGCGTTCCGCCGTGTAGTGCCACCACGGGTGCGGCGGAGCGCCTGCCATGAAGCGGGTTGCTGCGATGAAGGTATCCAGGACGCAAGGATCCTGTCGGGCGCCGGTCAGATCGCATAGCGACAGGTACATCTCGTAGGGATCCTTGCCAACGAGATCAGTTGGCAGGATCAGTCCCATCTGGCGCAAATCACCGGCCATCGCGGTGCCGATATTGGGGATGGCTTCCAGGGTCGTCGCTTCCCTCGCGCACGTCGCTTTTTTGACCATCTCAAGTCCTCATAAGGCGATTCACTCATGACATCGATGACTACTTTACGCCTGCTCTACGACGCTGCAGGTAGTGCTGGTTTACTGACGCCTGCGGTAATTGGGGGGGCGGAAGTGCTGGTGGATTTCCGTGCCCCCGATGCTGAGGTGCTGGATGGCCTGGGTTTGAGTTCCGACTATGCGATTCGCTACCCGGCCAGTGACGTCATGCTGGATACGGGCCACGAACTCGTCATTGGCGGAGTCACCTATCGCGTCCGTGAAGTGCGACTGGTTGGTGATGGCTCAGAGGCTCGAGCCTCGCTGACGAGGTTGTCATGATCTCGCGACGGGAATTATTGATCCGTGCGGTCATGGGTTGCTGCCAGACAGCCGTCACACCGGCAACGGTGTTGCGGCAACCCACGACAGCGATTGCCCGTGATCAGACGCCAGCACTCGTTCTGGCCATCGTGTCGGACGCACCGGTCAAGCGCAGCAACGACCGGATGGAGCGTGAACTGGTGGTCCGCCTGACCAGTTACGCCCGCGATCCAACCGATGGCTATGCCGTGGCCGACGATCTCTTGTGCCGTTCCTACGTCGCGTTGCTGGCAGACACCACCCTCGGCGGTCTCGCCCTGAGCCTGGCCGAGATGGAGGCGGACTACCTGGTGGAGGACGCCGACGTGGAAGCGATCGCCATCCCTGCTATCTACCGCATCACCTACCGAACTCTCTTTTCCGACATTTCACAAGGAGGCTGACCATGCCCAAGCTACGACTCAAGGTCACCCACACCCATGGTGGCGTGGCCTATCCCCCCGGCCATGTCATCGACGTGGATGACCACACCGCGCGCTGGCTCACCGAGCGCGATATCGGCACCCCGGCCAGCAGCGACCCGCTACCCGTCGCCGACCCGGTGGAGCCCCAGAAGCCCAGCGCAACCCGCACTGCCAAGACCCCAAAGGAGTAATCCAGCATGTCCTACTACGCATCCTTTCAAGGCCG